ACTGGCGTTCTCTTGATTGGCTGACGAATCTTGCGGATACGACGAGGATCGATGTAACGCAGCTCTTGGATACCCTTGCGAGGCTGAGCTGTGTCAATCATGATGTGATAGAACAGACGACCGTCGATATACCAACGACGGAAGATTTCATAAGCCATGCTGTTAAAGTCGAGCAGAGTTAGAATTTCATTGAACTCTTCTTCAATGCGCTTCTTGATGCTGTCTGGCTGTTCTAGTTTGTCGAGATTAAGTGAGACTGGATCATCATGTTCATTTGAGATGATGGCTTCATTAACAACGTCATCGACAGCAGACTCGCACTCTGGATACATCGACATTTCGCGATATCGAGTTACGAGTTCTGCTTCGTTCTTAGCTGTACCTTCTAGATCAACATACGTTCCATATGCGCCACCAGGCGCGACTTCCATCGCGCCGTCAAGATTAGGAGGTGGAGCAAATGAAGGGATTTGGACTGCTTGCTTTTCAGCAACGTCGTTGTCCCTTCCAATGCGGAAGCCAAATAATTCGATCGCCATTAATTTTCCTTCAACTTAATTTATAACAAAACGGCGATCAAATTACTCGTTGATCACCCTACCGTTAACGTCAGCGTCAACAGTCCAGTAATCGTAGGCAAACTCTACAGTGAATTCTTCGATAGCATCAGTTGTTTCCCAATTCAGTTCGATGTTACCGACGTTTACTGGGAAGATGTTAATGAATGAATATTCGCGAGTTGGAATAGCAGCATCGCCTGATGTAGTACCGCCAGCGAACACGCCCGTCTTAGCATAGTGACGAACTGTAGCTGTTGTGCGATACGAAGCGAGACCCTGCTCAGTGATTACTGATGGATTACGAAGATTGTTTTCGTGTGAGTTGATGAATGAGCTCCAGAGTTCGAAAGCGTTACGAACCAGGAAGTCTTCATCATTGAGAACTGTAACCGTCCAGTTTTCGAATGTACGGTTACCAGCCATCTTTACCTTACGACCAAAGTAAGGGACTTCGATAGTGCCTACTGAAGATGTTGGAATCGAAGTAGCCTTACAGACGAACGTAAATTGCTGTTCAGCTGTTGGCTCTGCGATACCTGCTGGTAGTGTCAAGAACACCTCAAAGAGAGATGCTCTTGCGCCACCATATGGTAATCCTCTTGCGGCGAACGTAGATACATTAAAGGGCATTAGTTTTTCTCCCTATCCTTTCTGATATTTAGTCCGCCGATTAGAACTTTCCTACAACTTCAGTGAAGTCAACACCCGTACGAACTGCTACGAAGTTGAGCTGGATGAAGTTGATCGAACGAGCTGGCTTGATGTAGATATCACCGATGAACTCGTTGCGGTCAATAACTTCTGGCGTATTGTTTGTTTCGTCGCAAACAACGCGGAAGTCTGTGATACCACGACGACCCTGAACGTCACGCAGGAATGGTTCTACAAGAGCCTTGAACTGAGCACGAGTGAACGCATCGTTGAACTCGAACAGAGTATACTTGGCTGCTGTAGCGATTGCCTTTTCCAGAACAATGAACAGACGACGAACGTTGATGCGATCGAAAGCTGATGGCTTTGTCAGCAGCGTCTTATCGCCAAACAGAATCGTTCCTTCACCTGGGAATGTGGTGATTGGATTGATACCGTTCTTGTAGAGAACGTCGCGTTCGCTCTTGTTAGGATTGAATGCTAGCTTGATCACGTTCTTGATCTGACCGCGATTGTATCCAGCTGGTGAGTACCAAGGATCACGCTCGATATCCGTACGAACCATTGTACCAGCAGTGTCGCCATTGCAAGGAACGTAACGGAAACGATCAGAATACTTGTCGTACTGATATTTCCATCCTGAGTCGATAATGGCATAAGAAGTTGATGGCAACAGATTACGGAAAGCTACGATATCATCTACTTCTGAACCAGCATATCCGCTGTTGTTAACAACGTCGGCCTCGCGTGGCGAAAACACAGCAATACAATCTTTACGATACTCTGTAATGTTGTTGATGATGTGAACTGGAACTGTTGAAGTTGACTGTCCGCCACCAAGAATCAGAGATACGTCAACATCTTCCGATGAACGGAACTTGTTATATCCGTTGATATAATCTCCTGGACGAGGCGAAGCACCATCACGACCATTGCACAGATTAGTATTAATTGGTCTTGATTGTATACCAATACCAAAGTTAACTCGCGCGCTAACATTTTTACCTGCATTCGTAGCACCAGAAGTGTGAGCAGCCCACCAAACCCAACGTGAGTTCTTATTGATGTAATTTCTATAATTGATGTTTGTTCCATTTTCAGACTTAACATCTGAACCCTTAGAAAGGTTTGGAAACACTTCAAGAATAGTGTTGGCTGTGCCTGTGATACCACCAGTTCTATCTGCTACGACGATGTGCATTTCATCGTTTGAGCTTCCATAACGTGAAGCTTCATCTGAAGTACCAGGCGCTGATGGGAAATAATCAAAGAATTCCCAACGACGAGTTACGTTAGTGAGCGTTGAAATTGATGTATTACCAACATATTTAGACTGCAGAGTGATCTGACGACCATTCGCTGCAATAGAACCAATCTTTACGATTGATCTATCTGGACCAGCTACAATAATATCACCAACTGTAAGTTTGCTTGCGATATTGGCTGTTGATGTCACAGTTGTGCTGTTGTTTGAGAACGTGATGGTTCCTGTTCCAGCAGAAGTTGATGTATACCAGCCATACTTCGTTGAAGTAACAGCCACAGTGCCATTAGAACCAGCAGATGTACCTTGCGCTCCAGCTTCAACTGTGATTGTTACGGTCCAACCAGTTGTTACGCTTGCAGAAGTGTTTGAAGAAACACGAGCAGTAACTTTTCTTTGCTTTGTTCCATTAAAAATCAAATAGTCATTTGTATTAATTTGGCTTATTAGATTAGATGAAGCCACTTTTGATTTCGTATTAGCTGTGATACTTGAGATATTTCCGTTAGCAGCAGTTACAATCGTGAACACGGTAGCAGAAAGACCGGCGCTATTAGCAGCAGTAAGCGTAGTTCCACCAAGAATAAAACCACGAGTTGTTGTTCCGCTCAACGTGCTTTCAAACGCATTAGCTGTTGGGCAAACTGAAATACGAACAGAGTCACCCAAATTACCTGGATATTTAGCAACCCATGGTCCTACTCCAGAAATACCAGAAGCGTAGTTCTGATCGTAATCATCTTCATTGAAGATAATCGTATTTTGGGTATTTCCTGAAACGAAACCAGCTGTGTTCGAAACGGCGTTTCTGGCACGAGCTGTGTTTGAGGACTTTGTGCCGCTTTCGTTAACAACACGAACTACATATAGAGCATTTCCATACGCAAGGAAGTTTGCAGCAGTAAAAAAGTCGATGTATGTGTTGCCTTGCGGCGTTCTAAAATTCTTAACTAGAGTATCTTCTGTATCAAGAAGGACGCGCTGATTAGCAGGACCCCAGTTAAAATGACCAGCGAATGCGCCGGTTGTCGTGCTAACGGCAGGGATAATCGTTGTGAGATCGATCTCACTGACATTAACTCCTGGAGAAACTTGGAAACCCATCGGACTTATCTCCTTTTATGTAACGAAGTATGTTTCTTCGCGCCTTAAATCCTACTCGTTTTATTTATAAAAAGTAGACTTTGTTACCATATTCGGCCGTCGTTGAATCCACCGTCGAGTGATGGATCGTCTCCACCCTCCATAGATTGAGTCACTCCGCCGTCATCTAAGAATCCAGCGGGGAGCAGATCATCATGGACTTCTTTCATATTTTCCTGAGCTAAACTGCGACGAACGTCACTATTAGTCAAATCTTTGAAATAAGGCTGCGTAACAAGCCATCCAAATAGAACCAAAGTCATAGCCAAATCGTCGTGACTACCTTCTTCAGCCTTATATGTGTCCTTTGTCTCTACGAAAGTCGTCAGTTCTTCGATCGTGTCAAAATCAGTTATAAGAAGTTTATCGCTTTCGACGATAGTTTTTAAGTTCGAGCATCCAATTTTCTTAACTGATTTGGTTGTTCTAATACCAAAAGCTGATCTAGAGCTAAATCCACCACCGACTTTGACGTTCTTGTTCTTGCTGAACGTAGCAATCACGTTTTCATATTCAAGATCCATGAACAGCGAGTTAACGACCTGCTGACCGATGTTATTTGTTTCACCCAAGACCCATGCGTTGTTATACATCTTACAGAAACGATAGATCACGTCAGGAAACATTAGTGGAGTGATCTCACGGCTTCGATATTTAGCCACTTGCTTATATGGGAACTGTGTGACGTCAAAGATAGATAACGCGGAGTAGTCTCCCCCTACGCCTTCGGACACATCGAATACACATATGTATAGTTTGCGTGGATTCGGGAGCTCATACATATCGAGTCCGAACTTATCTTTATCTGGCTTAGTCCAGGCTAGCTGTCTCAGTTTCAGCGGATGGATCAGAGTATGTGACGAACCGATGAACTCGCACTCAAACTCCTGACGGAACTGCTCTTCGCTGGTGTTGGCGATGGTTTGCTTGCGCCAGTTTTCATCGCGACCAGGAACATCTGACCAGTGAATCTCGATAGGCTTATACTCGCTTCGCCCTTCTGTAGCATCAACCCACATCTTGAAGAAGTGATTCATACCGTTTGGCGTAGACACGATGATGATCTTTGTCGTGGTACCAGACGAAATCGTAGGATACGTTGACGCAAAGAACTGATCAGCAAGATTACGCTGCACGAACGCGAACTCGTCGAGGAAGATCAGGTTATACGATCCACCGCGAATGGCGCTCGACGAAGTAGCAGCGGCTACAACCTTTGAACCGTTTTCCAGTTCGATGTTACCTTTGTTCCAAGTAAC